TGTCGCGCTCGGGCGCGTTCTTGTACGACCTGTTGTCACCCGTGTATTGGCTCACGGTCAGCCCCCGAGGAGCGTGTTGCGTCCAAGGGTCAATTGCGACGGGTCAATGCCAGCGGGCCCAGTGAGCATGGTGCTGGCTGGCCCGCCCATTCCACTCTCCTGAGCCGCCGCCATGATGCTCGCCACGTCGGGCGCCTGCTGCTCGCTGCGACGAATCGCGGCTTTCGACGCGGTGGCCTGCTCCTCTGCTTGCCGGCTTGCACGCGCCTGGGCAGCCTGCTGCTGTTCCATTGCCTTCTTCTGCGCAGCCTTGCCTTGCTCGCCCGCAACGATTGAATATGCGGTTCCAGCCGTTGCCGCCGCTGCCATAACAGAGCCGATTATAAGAGCGGCTGTTGAAACTGCCATTACGCTAATCCTTTCGTGTGTGTTTGTTCTGTCATTGCGTATCCCATTCGCCCTAGTATGTCTGCAACTGCCCCATTGTCATTGACTTGCAGGTTCGACATGCTCACCATGCTCGCGCCACTTTCAATTGCCCACTGCTCGAATGCCTGAATAAGCCGAATTGCAGTAGTCCCTTTGCGGTATTCCGGTGCCACCCACCATGCCACCTCCGTTGCAACCTTGTGACTCGGTGCGTACCAGACTGGGGACAGCACCGCGACGAAGCAGCCTGCGAGCGTGCCGTCAACGTCTGCGACGAACACTTTAACGTGCTCAATGAGGTGCCGAATTGTGGCGCTGATTTCGTCATCGGTAGCCGTCCACACGTCCGCATAGGGCGCGAACGCCATAAATTGGCGATACATAACTGCAATTGCTTCCTCGTCCGCTAGTGTTGCATCACGGATCATGGAAACCTCGGCAGAACGGTATTGATTTCCTCGCTCATTACGGGCACCTACATCAACTTGTACGGGTCGTAGTCCTTCGGGGTTGTGTCGATCTTTTCGCGCACCTCGCGTGGCAGTTGCTTCGACACCGGGTACGCGAACGTCAGAGCCAGCGCGTCGGCGATGTCAGGGCTGCCGCCTCCTTGGAGTCGCTTCTTGATCTCGTCCTTAGACTCCAGGCACCGCTTGCCGAGCGCATCGAACCAGTACGTTGGCGTGGACAGTTCGGCCTTCAGGTCGGTGTTGTTCGGGATGCTGCCGCCGTTTGACAGCCACTCCTTGACCTGCCACCACATCTCGGCTCTGCGGTTCACGAACAGGTTGGGATGGTTGGCCTTGCCGCCGAATGGCACTTCCACGATGTAGTAATCCAACTGGCGCAGGCGGTCGATGACGCCTGCACCGCCGCCAACGTCGATGAACACGGCGTCTGGGTCGCGGTCATCGATGACCTGCGCGACAAGTCCTGCCAGCTGCATGTTGTTCACGCCGTGGTAGATCATGGGCTTTTCCATGCGCAAGCCCTGGCGCAGCACTATCACGCTGCGGTCATCGCCGAACCGAGCAGGATCGACGCCTACGACCAGGGGCGCTTCCATCACGTCGCTGTCGCGGTAGACCAACTTCGATGCGGCTTCGACGTCCGTCATGCTGATGAGCTGATCGCTGCCTGCCGCGCTGAAGTCGCACAGATACTCTCGAGCGAACGCCGTTTCTGGCATGTCGCGCTCGAGGCGCAGGACTTCAGCCGGGTCGAGCGCGTCGGTGTCGTGGACTGTGTATCGGGTCGCGTACCAGTCGGGCAGGCTGGCAGCACGGTAGAACAGCTCGCTGAACAGATTGATGCCCGCCGGCGTGCCGATGAACAGCGCCCAGCCCTTGCGGTCAGACAGTGCAGGCTGAATGATGTCGTTCCAGACCTCGGGCCTGATGTTTGCCACCTCGTCGATCACGACGCCGTCGAGTCGCACACCGCGCAAGGCATCAGGATTGTCACCGCCGAACAGGCGGATCGTGGCCTTGTTGTGCTTGAATGTCACGGCGAGGTCTGCCTCGTTCACGTCGATTGCGCCGACACGCAGGAACCCGTCCAGCTTCTGCTTCAACCTCGCCCACGCGATGGCCTTGGCCTGCTTTAGGAACGGCGCGAGATACACGTAGAACCCCAGGTCCACACGGCACGTGATCGCGTGGTCAAGCAGCTCCATGAGCGCCAGTTCGGTCTTGCCAGCGCGTCGGTGCAGGGCCAGTACCTTGAACCGAGCCTTCGTCCTGTGGCACGCCTGCTGCCACGGCCGCGGCTGATACTCAAACTCGACGTTCAACCTAGTCGCGTGGGACATTGGTCACAACATTCAGGATTATGCCGCCGCCGTGCTCGAGCTGCTGCCTGTCGCCGTACTTCTTTGGGTTCCACTTGGCGAGCAGCTTCAGCCTCGTCTCGATCTGTAGCCGTCGCCAAGCGACCTGCACCTGATCTAGGGGCTCGAGGTCTGCCAGCCGCTGGCATTCGTCCGCGATCACGTCGTAGCCGTCCTCGCGTGCGCGTGCGATGCGTGCCACAAAGTCCTCGTCCTTGTCCATCCAGTGGTACACGGTGCGCCATTCTGCATTCCCCGGCTGCCTGCACCACTCCCGCAGCGGCTTACCGTCTGAAAGCCATCTGACGAGGCTATTCGCCTGCTCGGTCGGTACTGGCTCGGGCGGTCTTCCCATCCGCTTTAACCCGCTTCCAGGCGTGGGGGACTTGCCCCCGTCGCTCGTATCGGCAGATCTTGACAACTGTATCGCGCTTGATGTCGAACATTCTGCTGAGTCGCCGGTAGCCGATACCTTCCTCTTCGTGAAGGTATCTGATCCGTTGGATGATTTCTTCCGGGATTGTGGCATTGTGGTGGGTCGCGCCAATGCGAAAGCCGCGCTCGTTGAGAGCAATCACTTTCGTGTGCTTGCGAGCATTACTTCCATCCTTTTCGGAGTTGTGCATAGGCTCCCTTGCTCACGGTTGACTTGGACTTTGGTCGGCTCGTGCCAGCCTTTCGCCTGCGGTTGATGTTTCCGACAAGACTGTTGCTTGATTTCTTTGCCATCATTGCTCCCAGTAAACGGTTTCGTTGCGCTTGTAAAACTTGAGGTTCTGCTGTGTGTCGTTTCGCGTGAAGTGTTTATCGTTCATCAGCAGGTAGTTGTTCGGCAGTAGTGCAAACTGGCCCGTGCAAAGGTTCAACAGATTCAACGGTTTGTGCTCCTGTGGGTATTGGCTGAACCCGTCCGACCAATCGATGATAATTCCCGTATGCCGTCCCTTCGCCTGCTCATGGAGTGTAACTACGGGCATCCCCTCAAGATAGTGCGCGTGAAATGTTTCGATGTGGTCGCCCATTGCGCCCCAGGGCTCCGTTGTGTGAAACGGGGCTGTGACCTGCTCGGTGGTTGAAATGAGGTGGAGCGGTACGCCGCACCAATGCGCTCCGCTTTCGAGCAGGCAATGGGCCATGAGGCTTTGACTTGGTCGGCAGTAGACGGCGTGCCAGATTGCCCTGGTGTAGCCCTTCGGCATGGATGGGCCGAGCGCCTCGTTTGCGACGTTGACGTACAGGTGAAACGGCAGGTTGGCGTGTCTGCCCATCAGCCCCGGCTCGACTTGCCGCTGCACTTCCACTTTGCTCTTGAAAGCCGCAGCGGGCTATTCGGGTTTCTCGCCGCCGCTGGATGCGACTTCATTTGCGCGAAACTGCGGGCGCAGTAGGCGTCACCCTTGGCAGTCCCAGGCTTGATGCGGTCTCCGCCGCCCTTGGCTTTGCCGGCTTGCCCGTAGCTAACCCTGTTGGTGCGTCCCGTTTGCGGATTGCGCACGACCTTTACGAATCGTTTGCCCCTGGCAGGTGTTGGCATGGTGGCTCCCTTGAATATCTTTGCAGAAACGCATACAAACTATCTAACTTACGGCAAACGAAAGCAACCGCCTGTCGCTGTCACTCTTTGACGTACGACGGCGAAACGACATACCAGCCCTCGGGGATTGTGACTTTGTTGTCGCCCAATATCCACTTGCCGTCGGAGTCGAGCGTGTAGACCCTAGCCCTCACGTCTGGGCCCGTCCTGATCGGCGCATCCTCCGTCACAAGCACCGTGCGAGTGCAGGCCGCCGAACCGCTCAGCAGCAGTAGCACGACGCTCGCGAAGATGTTCCTTGATGCGCTTTCCGATTTTTTGCTGTAGTTCTTTGTTCTCTTGTGCATCGGTTGCTTGTCCTCGGTTTCGTGCCTCGCCGACCAGCCACCCGAGCAGGCTGTCGAGCACCGCCTTGATGAAGGCGTACATCAGACCCCCGACTTGTCCGAGTCCTTCGCGAAGATCAGACCGACTCCAGCGATCACCGCAGCGACCAGCGCACCCCAGTCGGGCACGGTCGCGTCGTTTCCGTCGGTTAGTGCCGTGAGTGCTGAGCCGGCGGCGGTCAGGATCGCCGCGATGCCGAGTCCAGTAGTTTTCCAATTTTTGCCGAGGTTCTGTGCGCTCATGTGAGTTCCTTTCTTAAGCGGTGTCGATCAGCTACTTTGCTTTCCCTTTGTTTTCATCGGGACTGTCGCCATTAATATACTGACCAGCGAGATCAATTACCATCTGCTTGATCGCGAATTGGTTGCCCCAACTGGCGACCTTGGCCTTCGTCGATTCTTTGGCGACTTCAGTCCAAAGGATAACCACGCTGTCCGCGTTCATGTTCTCTACGAACTGCGCGACGCACGCG